CTTGAATGTTTCGTCTATTTCGTCTTGAGTAAAGTTGTAAGGCTCAGGGTGTTCCCTACCACACATCCAATTACCATCAGGCATTTGATGTTCATAGCCATCAGGACAGTCATCATTTTTTCTTACAGTTTGATTAAATAGTTGTTTTATGTAATATAATACACTATCCATTAGTAAAAAATTATACCGTTTAACTTACTTGCTATGTCTTGGTCGGGCATAGAGCTATCCCCATCTGTTCCATATAAAGGAAACTTATTTACTTGGTCTTCGTGAGTTATAAAAGCAATCATATCATCAAGAAAAACTTTAGCTTTTCTAAAAGTGTCAGATTTCATTTGATTAAACTGTTCTACGTTTGCAGGATTGCTAAACTCAGAAACATTTACAACTAAACCTGCTGACGTTGTATTGTACTGTATCTCATTCATAA